GGCCAGCGTGGTGGTGGTGCCGGGAACAACCTGCACCTCATAGCGAACGCCACGCATCAGCGCCTCGATCTGGTCAGGGGTAACGCGCGGCGCTGTCAGCCCAAGAGCCTCAATATCTCGCTCCATTTCGGCATCAATCTGCTGGCGGTCGGTCATGGCCTGCTCCAAATAAAAAACCCGGCGCTATGGCCGGGTCTGGAAATGAAAAGGCCCAATCTCGAAAGACTGGGCCATGATGGAGAAATCCTAACGCTGGGCGATTAGGAAAGCAACTATCAGAGCGCGATCGCGTCTATCTGCTGCTGAATGGTGTCCAACAGCTGGGCCTGTAGGGCTGCCTGCTCGGTCTGCATCGCCTGCTGCTGGGCTGCCAACTGCTCCATCTCCTGCAACGTCTTGCCGGTCTGGGCCTGCTTGAGGGCGTCCTCGAAGCGGATAGAGTCGGTCAGCTTGGTGATGCGCTGGGCCTCTGCCTGCCACTTGGCGGCCTTGCCTTCCAGTTCTGCCAGCTTGGCCTGCATCTCCTGCATGGCCATCTGCTGCTGCATCTGGGCCAGCTGGGCCTGTTGCTCTGCGGCGGCGCGCTCCTCCTCGCTCATCTCCTCCGGATCCTTCTGGATGTTGAGGGCATTGCGGATCCGCTCCACAAACTCAGCCTTGCGCGGCACATCCATCAGCTCAACCAGCAAATCGAAGCAGGCAGCGGCGGCCTCTGGCGGCAGCTGGGACATGGCTTGCGTCATCCGCTCAGCCAGTTGCTGCTTGTACGCGGCGGTCTGCTGGATGGGCGCCAGGGCAATATGGGCTCGCAGCCGGGTCACATCGTTGGTCAGCTTGCCCCCTTCCTGCTCCACGTTAATCACCACAGCCTTGCGGCGGCGCGGGTCGTCGCGGTTGACGGTCACCTTGTAGTTGCGCTTGCTGGCCATGTCTTCAAGCAGATAGGCCAGTGCCAGCTGCCCTACCTGCTGGCAGCCCATCCGGTAATTGTCGTTGATCTCCGACAGGGTGGTCGCTCCCTGCTCCACCAGGTTGCTGATGGCAACGCCAGATTGGCCGGTCGAGCCCTGCCCCAAGAAGGCGGCATAAACCCCCATGGTATCCTGAATGAGCTTCACCGAGTCCTGCATCACCTGGAACTGCTGGGCTGCCACGTTGAAATCCTGCTCCACCTTGAAGGCGTCGCTCACGCTGGTTTTGTTCTGGCGGTCAGGGTTGAGCTCGATATAGCCATCCGGGCGCTCTACCTGCTCCAGCACCTGATCCCGGCTCATGTTGGTGGTGTCCTTATCCATGATGACGCGCTTGGCCTGCAGCAAGAAGGTGAGCTTGATGCGGCGCAGGTTCACCTCATCCTGTGCCGGCATGGCGCGGGCAATCAGGCCATAGGGCTCGCCGGTGCGGTCTTTGCGGTACCCCCAGAACGGCACCAGCGGATACATGTTGTGCGGGGCGGTACAGGGGCGATCGACCAGATGATGGGGGCCGACGAACCAGGATTCGCGGATCACGGCTACCGGGCAGCGCTCCAGCCTGGCGCGGCCGCTGGCAATGGCGGCGCGGTGCAACTGATTGCTCTTGTCAAACTCCAGCGCCCGGCCAGAGTCGAGCATCAACACCTGACGCATGGTGTAGGTGCGGTAGTAGACCACCTGCAACAGGACGCGATCCCGCTCCCGGCTGCACCACTCAATCTCTTTGCCACTGAACTGGCTCCATTCGTCATAGGCACTGACAAGGTTGGGGTCCAACCCCTCTATGGCGGTCAGGCTGACCATGCCGGCCCAATCGTTGACGCCCCACTCCAGCGCCTGAGCCTTGCTCGGGAACATGGTCTTGGCCTCATCCAGATCAACCCAACGGCGGCGCATCAGCCAGCGGCAGTCGCTCAAGTCAGGCTCCCGGCTGTGCCAATCCCAATACACCTCGTCACGGTGGACGCTGCTGAACTTGTAGCGTGGGCCGAACGGGTCACTGCGGCGGCTTACCTCCACCCAGCCCAAGCCGGTCTTGATCTGGCCGCCGTAGGCCTCGCCCCGGGCGCGGTCTAGTCCGCCAAGGCGGCACATATCGGCGTATTCAGCGTTGACGGCCTCGGCCAGTTGCTCCAGCTCGTCGTCGTGGTCATCGGCGATCACCATCAGATCGGTGCGGCTCTTGGCCTCCATCCCCAGCACGCCATCGATCGTCGGCGCAACCAGGTTGTGAATGGTGATGGGCTGGCCGCGCTCTTTCAGCACCCGGATCACCTCGGGCGGCAGCTGATCACCGTCGTAGTAGGCGCAAGCGCGGTTTGCGAGCGAGCGCCAATCCGGCTGGCCATTGATATCGCTCATCAGTTTGAGCAGTCGCAGGGTATCGAGGCCGCCTTTTGCAGGGGCCTTGGGTTGGGCGTTGATCATCAGTTGGCCATCCAGTGCTTGGGTTTACGGGAGTATTCAGGTTTGACGATGCGGGCCGGCATGCGGGCGCGCATCTCTTGGGCAATCATGTAGCTCATCAGTTGGTCGTCGTAGCAACCGTCCTGAGCGTTCATGCTGCCGCTCTTGTCGTAGACGTAGGTGGTTGCTTCGGAAATGGTGCCTATCCAGCGGATCCCGGCCTGACCGGCACGCAGCAGGGCCTTGAGACCATCCACCACGATCGGCTTGGATTGGCGTGTGGTCAGCCAGCCGAGGCGCTGGGTCTCATCATCCCGATCCCGGTCGATATACTCCTGGGTGTAGATGCGGCGGGTAGGATAGAGCTCGCGCAGCTTGAGCAGGACGGCGTGGCCGTGGTTGTTACGCTCAGGGCCGATATAGGCGGGGCCATGCTCTGCGGTGCCGTAGAACTTGCCGACATGGGCCAGCAACTGGGCAAAGAGACCGGGATCCAGATGGCCAAACCAGTGGGCCACCTGGCGCCCGTCACTCTTGGCGATCACATCAAAGCTGGAGCGGTCGCCGTGCTCGAGACCTTCCGCCACATCGGCGCCAATGGCGTAATCCTCATCTGGATCGGGCAACTCCCACACCAACAGCATGTTTTCGAGGGAGCGCTGGCCCTGCTCGTCCAGCTTGTCCGGCTTGCGTACCTTCTCACGCCTGCCGGTAACGGGATCCATGTCATAGACGATGAGAGGCGGCATGCAGTCTCCCTCTGCCTCCATGGTGGCGATGGGGTCGAATACCCTACGGCCAGAGGTCAGGAATGCTTCCAGCGGCGTGCTGGGGAACTCCTGCTTCATCTCTGCGCCCAAGGTGGACTCTTTCAGCACGTACCACTGGCGCTGCTCGTCGCTGATGGCGCAGTTCATCGCCTTCTCAACCGCGGCAAAGTATTCGAGTTGGGCTTTGCTTGCCACCACTCCTGACGCCGGAACGTCGGCGCGATACTTGGGATCTTGCCACCAGGCGAAGAAGTGGAACTTCCAATCCAGCTTACTGAGTTCACCGGATGCCCGGGCCAGCTCGAGGGACTTCATGCTCATGGCGTGGAAGTCTCCGCCCACGCCCTCTGCTGTTGATTCGATGAAGGCCACGGCGCCCGGGTGGATTGCCTGCAGGGTACCGGTACGCACCTCCTTGGCCTTCTCCGGGTACTTGGCGCAGATCTTGCCGTGCTCTGACACATGCAGGCGCTGGACGGTACCAGAGCGGAAAGAGGTGGCCACCTGAATGCTGGAGCCGTGCCGGAACAGGATATGACCGCCATTGGCCCCGCCGCGCCGGGTAACAACCTTGAACTGGGGGGTGTTGAAGTTCTTTTTGAAGTCTGTGTCTATATACTGTAGTATTTCAACTTTCAAGTCCAGTTTTTTATTTCTAAAAAGCAAGAATAATCCTGTTTTTCATTAAACTAACCCGTTGAGGATGTGAGTTTTGATGGCTGTTGTTCCTGTGTTTCAGGTTGAGTTCTCCTCGCACCAGATGAGGGACGATGTTGGCCATGGATCAAGGCGTAGTGGAGGAGTGGCTGTCTGAGTTTAAGGTACGTCGTCTCGGTCTTTCTGTATTGTATTGTATTGATTTTTATTTAAAGGGACCATGTGCAATTAATAACATAAATGTAAACATTTGATGCAT